GTTATATAGTTATTTATAACGATTTGTATAAATAGTTGTATGAAAAAAACATATTCTGGATCATGGAAACCTAAGAACCTTCACAAATATAAAGGTGATCCCAACAAAATACATTACAGATCATTGTGGGAACGCAATGCATTTAGACATTTAGATGACGCATCATGGGTTAAATGGTGGAACTCTGAAGAAACTGTGATTGGTTATGTATGTGCAACTGATAATAAACCACATAGATACTTCGTTGACCTCACTATAAGAACTACAAGTGGTCGTACACTCTTAGTTGAGATCAAACCATCATCACAAACTAAACCACCCAAACGTAAGAAACTTACCGAAGCATTAACATATATGAAGAATACTTCTAAATGGAAATATGCAAAGAAGTTTTGTGATGAACGTGGTTATGAGTTTCAAATATGGACTGAGAAAGAACTTGAAGCAATGGGTATCAAAACTATGACGTTAGGGTTTAAAGCCAGCAAAACAAAGACTGGCAAAAGAATATGGAAAACACTTAAAAAAAGAGTATAAATATAGTTATGATGAAAGAAGATGAAGATGACGGCAAGTTAGAATTGTCCCTAAGAATACTTGGGAACGAGATAATAGGCTTTAAAATGACAGTAGATGATTTTAAAATGAAGTGGATGCTGGTTGGCTTAGTAGCTATCGGTGCCATCTCATGGATTATGGTATCATTCGGACCTCAATTAATGGAGACATTTAGTGGCTAGTTTATTCGACAAGTTAGAATCAGAAGCATTCCGTAAAGGATTACAAGCACGTAGTAAAGAAGCAAATGCTTGGTTTGCTAATAATGTAAAGAAGCTTGGCAAGATTGGACCAGGTAAAATGTTAGGTGATGATAGATTAAGAAAACAAGCTGGAGCTTCACCTGGCGATATGGTAATGTACACATATAACCCAAAGCATAAACAAACTTTGCCTTACTATGATACATTCCCATTAACAATTGTTGTGGGTCCTGCGAAAGACGGTTTCTATGGTATTAACTTGCATTATCTACCACCTAAAGTTCGTGCAATCTTCTTAGATAAATTAAACGATGTTGCATCTAACCAAAAGTTTAATTCAACAACTAGATTTAAGATAACGTATAAGTTATTGCAATCTACAAGAAATTACAAATATTTTAAACCGTGCTTTAAGCATTATTTGACAGAAGGTGTAACTTCTAATATTATGAAAGTAAATGCGGCGGAATGGAATATTGCGATATTTTTACAAACAGCCAGCTTTAAGAAAGCTAGTGTTGGCACAGTTTGGGCTGATTCGAGGAAACAATACTAATGTCATTACCAGTAAGTATAGATACAATAAAGTCTACAATTAACCGAAGAGGTGGTGTAGCACGAGGAAATAGATTTGGTGTGTATATAACTCATCCATCTAGAGGCATGAATAGTTTATTAAACTTTAATCCAGCCAATTTATTAAGTAATTTAATATCTGGCCAAGGTATAAATGCTGGAGACTTTATACAAGATCCAAGAGATATGTTTTTATTATGTAAAAGCTGTACGTTACCAGGAAAAAGAATATCTACGACTGAAGCTACACATAATCATCATTTATCGAAAAAACCTTATTCAGCTGCAACAGATGAAGTAACCATGTCATTTGTACTAACAAATGATTATTATATTAAGAAGTATTTTGATATGTGGCAAGAGATGATTATTGATACATCAGGAGATCATTACAAAGCATTTTATAAAATGGATTATTGCACTGATGTAACAATACAACAATTAAGTCCATCTAATGATATAATTCCTGGACATACAATTCAATTACGAAATGCATATCCAATACAAGTTGGAGCAATAGAATTAGATAATGAAAGCGAGGGTTTATTAGAAGTAAGTATTACATGGGAATACGATAACTTTAAGAGTGTCGGCTTAATAGATGGATTTGAGGATGTAGTAGGACGTATGCTAGGAATAGGACAAAACACATTAGATACGTTTAAGAGATTATTTTAATTTTTAATATGGAGTAAAATTGATATGTTGCCAAAAATAGCAACCCCAAAGTATGATATGATTGTGCCCTCAACAGGCAAAACTATAACATATAGACCATATGTGGTCAAAGAAGAGAAGATATTGCTGATAGCAATGGAAACTGATGATAATGTCGCAATAGAAAATGCGGTATTAGATATTATTAACGCGTGTGTTGAAACATCAATTAATGTTAAAAAGTTAGCAACGTTTGATATAGAATATATATTTGCTAACCTAAGAGCAAAATCAGTAGGTGAAGGGATTAAGTTAAATCCTCAATGTATTGCTGAAGATTGTGATTCAAGACAAGAAGTAAAAATTAATATTGATAAAGTATTAGTTGAAAACCTAGATTCTGACAAAGATAGAATTGTTAAATTAAGTGATGATATTTCAGTCGGATTAAAGTGGTTAGCAATGAATGATAGATTAGATACAGCTGAAGGTTTAAGTAATACCGACATTGTTATTCAAACTATTGCAAGATCAATTGAAACAATTTTTAGTGGTGAAGAAATATTTAATGCAGATGATTCTAAACCTGAAGAGTTGATAGAATTTGTTGAAAGTTTAAATTCTGATCAGTTTCAAGAGATAATTAAAAAAATATCTAATCAACCTTATTTAAGTTACAAGTATGAATATGAGTGTGTTGAATGCGGTACTAAGAATGAAAGAGAATTAAAAGGCTTACAAGATTTTTTTGGATAGCCCTTTCTCACAGTAGTATAGCTGGGTATTTTAAAAACAATTTTGTGTTAATGCATGAACATAATTTTAGTTTAACGGAATTAGATGATATGCTACCATGGGAAAGGGAAATATATATTTCTCTTGTAGAGGAGTATGTCAGAGATCATAACGAAAGGATAAAGAAAAATGGCTAAAGATAATATTGCACTGTTAAATGAGATTGCTGGTCAACTTCGAAAGTTGAACCAAGCTAATATTCGTAGCAAATTAGAAGAGCGAGAGTTTAGAGATAGACAACTTGCTATCGAAGCAGGTCAGGCTACTGTAGAAGATCAAGGTCCTTTGTTTGTTGATGCTGCTGAAGACTTTAGACGAAGAGTTAAAGGTAGTGTAACTGGTGCAAGACTAGCTGAAGAAATTACAGCTTCTGGTAAAAGAGCCAAAGGATGGGTAGAAGACGATAAGAATAAAAAAACTAATGAAGGCAATGCAAATACAGCTGAGATAAGCTCTGAAACCCATCTAAGTAATATTTACAAGCTTTTGGTAGGCTGGAGAAACGACTTTGCAACAAGTGCAAGAAACGCAGCAAGAGATGCAGCTGAAAATAAACTTGAAGCAGAAAAATTTGCTCCAGGCATGCATCCTAATTCCATAGCAACTAGAATAAAACCAGGCTTTGGTCTTACATCAGACGATAAAATACCTGAACCTGAAATAGATGAAGGTAACTTTATTTCTAGGAATATCAAAAAAGTAGTAACTGCAGTTACAGTTGGCAGTAGTATGGCCATAAGCGATATTATAAGAGGTTATGAAAGAGACGGTCTTGATGGCGCTATAGCTTCATTTTTGGGTGGTAATGCTGAGGGCGGTCTGGCTAACTCAATTAGACAGGCATTTACGGTAGGTACTACTGGTGTTTTGGCTGGTGCTGCAATTGGTGCAATGGGTGGTCCAGTAGGTGCTTTAGCAGGTGGTATTATAGGCCTAGCAATTGGTGCAATTACTGGGTTTCTCGGAGCTGATAGAATAAACGCATGGATGGATGAAACTGGAAAGAGTATATCAGATGCATGGGCTGTAATGTCAGGTAAGTTCATATCAATAGGAAATACTATATCAAGTTGGATTTATACTCCTGGAACATCAGCGGCTGGACCTAATAGACCTGCAGTAAATGCAAAAATTTTAGGTGGATTTATATCTTGGGAGCCTGGTAATTTCTCAATAAGTGATGCATGGAATCAAGCTATGGGAAAGATAAAGAACTTCTTTGGTGATATCGGTAAAGCAATATATAACCCAGAAAATAATACGTTTTTTGGTGGTACAAGCTTTGAATGGACAGCGCCAGACTGGTTTGACGGAATAGAAAATAGTGTAATGAAGGTTTGGAATGGCATAAAAGATTTTGGTCAATCTATAAAACATGCTATTATAAGATTATTGCCAGATTGGTTAACAGATAGATTAGGAATGACAGTAAACGGTGAAATACCTGGCGAATTTCGTGCATATGAAGGTAGACATCCTCCTGAACCAAGCGCATCCTCTACTATGTTAGCAGATCAAATTGCAGCAAAGGATGAAAGTTATATTGGTATGGGTTCTTCAGCAATGACTGATCAGTTATCAAGAGCATTAGCAGAAGAGGAAGCAAAAAAAGCTGCATTACATGATGCAAAAATGAAGGCAAAAGAACTAAGAATTATGACTCAGCAAACTGCAGATAGAAATTTAATGAGACAATCTGGGTATTCACAATCACCTGTTATTATTTCTGGACAAAATGATCAGTCTAGTACTACAATTACTACTACAATTAATAATGAGAAAAAACCAGGCGCTCGTGCTGGATTTGGTGCTAGTATTTCTGAAGAAGACGGATTTATTTACTCCTGGTAATAAAAAAGGGGACTTTCGTCCCCTTCTCAAAATGATTAACTCTTAAGCTTCAGCTGCTAGTTTAGCAAAATAACTCATAGTATCATCATTGTCTGAATCAGCTCTGGCTACTGGATCAGCAGCTGTCGCAACAGGATCAGACATTGCAGGT